GACGTGTGCTCTTCCGATCTCCCTCTTTGACATTGTTGCTTTCACAACAATGCACCTCTCTCTTTGAGCGACAGGTTTACACTTTTCACTTTTCTTACATCTAATTCCAAACACCCCTCCCTCACTTTCTTTGGATTTGTTACGCAGAACTTTATTTTCTTTCATCGTTTTTTGTAATAAACAGTTGCAATGCACCCTTTGCAACCGTCCATGATAGGCATTTCAAAAATAAGTCCTACAAAATGGAGCGACGATATAGCTAAGTTCGTACCTAACTGTTACGTGATCATTTTCCTGATAAAGAACACGTATCCACTTCTCCCCAAATCGCCTTAATGGTTTAAGTTTTGAAGTGTTAGTATGTTTTGATTCTTTCTTCAGAAGCTCTGACTGCCCTCGGGGGTACATACCCTAGGGGATTGGTTCTACGGAATCCTTCAACTTTTGTTTTTTGAGTCTCTATGTATTATTCTTGATCTCGAGCAAACACGCCATGTTTCCATTTTCAACAGGTTGGCAGGCCGCTTTATCCTCCCGGAGTTCCGCCCACTTCGATAAGGAGTTACCCAACACTCCCAAACCGACAGCCTTTAACCCACAGGCTGGACATGGCTTACCTTTAGATGCTCGCACACAATCCCGCGCCCGTCTAATGTCCCAACCCCGTCCCACTATCATAACGGCTCCTTCTTCTTCTAGCGTCCGTTACGCTGTTATCCCCCGATCATCCGGATCATTTTCAAAGTGGAACTCTCTCAAAATGAATTCAGTCAATTTCTTTTCTCATTTCTCATCTGGCTACACTACAATGAAGTCAATTTTCATTCCTCAGCTCACCGTCGATACTCACAACTACCTTCGACGTGATGAGATTTTTCCTAAAACCCAATTTCTTGCCCGCTTTCCTTCTATTCGTCTCGCCGATCATGAACGCAGAAAAATCCACTTCTGGTCAAAGTTTCGCAAAACGTCTTCTCGCACCCACGTGCTCCATGAGATATATGGTACCTATGGTGCCTCATCTGTTACGGCATTTCAGTGCTCTGAAGACTATGCTTACGTTGACCAGGTCGTGTGGTCTTATGCGCTGAAAAGCAAGTGCATTCGATTTTCTGAGTTCAAGAACATTCCACCGTGTGATCGAGATTGGTTTTTCTACGAAGCAATTGAGACTTGGCTTTACGCCGATATCGATACTGCTTCTGCGTTAAAACCAGGACCTACCGCAATAGTTTGCGCGTATCTCGAACATATGGCTCTTCAATCTGATCCTCTCCAGTCTAAAGACTGGCCGTTTTTTGAGGTCTACCGTACTCACCCTACTACGACCTATCTTACGGGATCGTCCTACTACAAATGTCTTGCCCAATTTGACATTGATGTTGGACCTATCGCGGATCACATTTTCTTCAATTCTCTTCCTCACGCTATCAAACGCCGTCCTTATTTTACTGCTCTCTACAAGGAGTGGCAATTTTTGGAACAAGCGTGTCGACAGTCTTTCCACAACGATATCTTCGTCGTTGACACCAATTTTTTCTTCCTTCCAACTGTTGTCCTTGACGCTCTTCGCGCTCTTCGCCTCGTGTCGTGTACGTGTAAGTTTATGTGTGATCCCACAGATTATCGCATACCTTACTACGGATACTACATGACTGTCGCAGAGCGCCATCTTCGTTCTTACGACAAGTATGTTGTCCAAGCACAAGAACACCGTCTCGCCGCCGCCGCGATCCTTACGGAGCAGCGTCGAGACCGAACCCACTACCCTCCCACCCCTTCCTGGGAGGAGCTACCCTCCCACTCCGCCCCCATTCGCACGAAGTTGGAGTTTCTCGGCTCACGCCGGGATACTGTAGCTAAAATCAGGAAGCACCTTCTTCCTTTTACCCGCGTTGTCGAGTTTGGCCAGGTTTTAGACCTGTCCAAATTACTCGATCTTGATCAACTCATGATGAGATTCCATGTTCACATTCTCAATGTGAAATCGTGGGGAGCTTCAAAAACTCCCTTCGAATTGGACTCTTATCTTGTTGCATGGGCTTCTCAATCCACCCATGCCAATGACCAACAACGTGTGTCAAAGGCACTCCACCACCTCCACCGCCACCACATCGTCCACCTTGGCTCGGTTTTAGGTCTCTATGACTTCCACTATGTTTGGCGTCTGCTCAACATGCAGACACCAACCAAAGAGGAACAATTGAGATTTTACTCCGAGTCCCAGGGTCTAGCTGAACATATCGCCCTTGCGTCATCAGGACTTTTAGCTCTCGCTGTTGCTGCCGCCGCTTATACCGGCCACCGCATCAGCGTTGCTGCCTCCGATTTGACGCATACTGTTCACTTGGCACAAGTCCAACTTGCCGAGACAACACAGCGATCTTCAGCAGACGTTATTACCTCCATCACTACCCTCACCAACTCTGTACAAAAGTCAGTGTCTGAAGCTACTAAAGTAGCAAAAGATACTGTCGCCACTTGGTCCAATCCAATTCACGACCTGTGGGTCAAGTTTAAAGAGATGGTGCACCAGATGATGTCAGGCCTCCTTGGGCTCCCGCCTGTTGCATTTTACGCAATTGAGGCCCTTCTTGCCCTCATTTTCTTTTTCACAGCCCTTTCTTGGCTAGTTGGCATCGCATCGGTTCAGGAGCTTGTATATAGTTTTGCAGCAATTTTTGCTCCTCCAGTTTTGTACTTTTTGATCCGTTTCTTACGTTTTCAGTCACGTCCCATCGTTTTGATGCCTGAGCCTGTCGTCCTTCCCTCCGCTGACCCTGCTTTCAAGAAAAGCTGGGACGCCCGCTCCGCATCTCTTGGCCAAACTACTCCTGAGGATTCGTCTGAGCCGCAAGGCAAAGATGATGAACCTATTACGTTTGGTCATTTTCTCGATCTTCTTGGTGTCTATATCCCAGGAACTGGCGCACATCCCAAGTCGTCAGGTCTAATAGACACTATTCCCAAGTTTGCTCGTCTCGGTCAGGCGATTGAGTGGTTTACGTCCCGAATTCCTAACATGGTCTTACATTGTGTTTCTTTGGTCACTGGAAAGCCTATTCCCCGCAACCCTGCGGAGATGCAGCTAGTACAGTTAATTGATGAAGCCGATGAAATGATTGTGTTCAAGGAATCCTGTGGCAGTTGGCACAAGGCATTCACAGCCCAAGCCGACCGCATCAGGAAAATTCAGGACCTTTACTCTCGTCTTAACCACCACGAATATCTTCTTTCTCGTGACTCAGTAGCAGCGCATATCCGCACCACCTTCATGGCCCGTTATAGGCTTATAATGACAGGTGTTGCCGAATCGCGTTCCTACTATGGCACTTCCCAACGTCGCCCCCTTCCTATCATCGTGCTTTTTTCTGGTCCCCCTTCAGTAGGCAAAACTGAAGCGGCACAAGTGTGGCTTAACAAGGTTTATGGGTACATGTCTATTCTCTCTCAGACAGAACCCTTACTCGCAAGTATAGCCCACAAGTACCGTGATAAGTTTGACTCTTCCAAAGTCTGGCCTCGTCCCATAGGCCAGTCTTTTGCTGACGGGTACCACAACCAGCCATTGATGTTGTGGGATGAGTTTATGTCCAGCAAGCTCCAGGAACAGCGTGGACAAGACGCCTCTCTCTTTCTCACCTACGCCTCCACTGCCCCGTGTCCCCTCCCAATGGCTGACATGCAGCAGATGGGCACCGTTCTTGTTGCCGACTTTGCAGCCCTTACCTCTAACCTGACATATTTCTCTGATTGCCAGGTTGAGGACCAGGAAGCCTTCAACCAACGGTTTACTCTGATAATAGAGCCCGTGATCACTCCGTTTCATGCCAAGCACAAAGGCAAGCGAGTTTTCCGCGTCCTTCACAGGAAGCGCAAGATAAAACTCGAAGAACGGCAACAAGATCATGACCTCTACAAATCTGAGACAGCCGTAGTTGATGACGAAGCCGTTGAATTGTATGTAAACGGAAAAATGGTGTACGAGGTAGACATGGATGAGTTAGCCCTCATCTGTGTCCGCCTTTTTATCCAGCAGCTCCGTGAAGATCCAATCAACGACGTTCGTGCTCCAGAAGATATAGGCACATTCTCCATCACCCACAATCACCCTCGTCGTACACTAACGTGCAACGACCCACAGGTTTCCGTCCCTCTAACCCCCGAACAGGTAGCACTGTTCGGGCTCACTGAGGCTCAAGGACTGGATGATGAGAGTTTGCCAGATTTGGAATCTGAGATGCGGAAGTTGGTTTCAGAGCACGTCGACGCTCTAACGGACGTGTGGGTTGAAGAAAAGATTCCAGGAATCAACGGGTCGAAAGTAGTTGCTCTCATGTTGTTGCACCCCAAGATGCACGCAAAGACGACGGCTAAGTTTCGCCAAGACCTGTACGACCACTGGAAGTCTCAGGCTCAATCCTGGACCTCGGCTGTCATGTCTATCGAGCATTACCAGTGGACCCTCCTCTGGAATTCTCGTTATGGCACGATGATCAAGGAACAGCGTGAGTGCTGGGATGATCGGAACTACAAGGCCGCCGCCAAAGCCCCGCAACCATCAGTCTCTACATCTTACCCTACGATCATTACTCCGGACGAAGAACCATCAGCTGGAGTGCTAGAAACAGCACTCTTTTATATGATGAACATTTTTCAACCCCCGAGTTTGCTCGAATGGCAGAAGACTAATCCTGAGACAATGGAACGGCTTTATGAAGGCTACAGGCAAGGCCACGCGTTGGTGTTGCCGGATTCCCCTCCCGGTTTCACCAAGGAGACCTTTCAGTACCATATGAAGAACGCATTGTGGCTCCGGCTAATCCGAGACTGCATAGCACTAGTGGCTATCGCAGCCATTACTGTTACAGCAGTCGGATATGCCGTACGAGCAACCTTTTCGTACTTCTGTGGTTCTGATAAAGTTGACTCTGAGTTGAGCTCAGCTCCTCAGTCTGGCGATCTCCGCACCCACCATACCCGCACACGTGTACAAACTACCAACGTAGGACAAGCAAAGGAGGTTAATATCCGCCTGATCAACAAGAGCGCCGCAGCACAAGGACTCACTGACACAAAGTCCCTCGGCGCCTTCAACCAGGTGTTTTCCAACCTCCATTACAACAACTACGGTGGCATCAAGGCTTTTGGCCTTGGCCTCACCCACGACATTCACGTAACTTCTGAACATGTCCTCCAAGCTATGGACGCATCCTCCACCATCGAAATAAACTGCGAAGGTGGGGGCTCAATGTGTACCATAGCTTGGGCTGATTGTGTGATCCTCCGCGTTCCTGAAGAACAACAAGTCTACATACGCACACCAGGGATCAACTTTTATAAGGACATCCGAAAGCACTTCCGTGATATTCAACCCCAAGGCCAAGTCTACCGCCCACACGTGACATACGACGCATCTCGCGAATACGTTGTCATCGAGAAAGCCGACGAATGGATACCCCTCAATCCCCGTCATCTCGGTGCAGACCGCGCAGTAGCAAGCATGGACAACGCTCGCGGTTACTGTGGCCTCCCTTACATAATGCCTGAATCAAAGTACGGCTTTACTGTGAGTGGAATCCACGTTGCCGGCAGCCAAACCCACCGCTACAACTACTACTCAACCATCACCAAAACCAGGGTCGATGAAGCAGTTAATGCACTTCTAGGTGTTTACACCTATGATGACGTGCTCCCCCGCTTCGACGGCTCATCACCTGCCTTTCCTCTGCTGAACCCAGCAGAAAAGATTGGTATGGTGGTACCTGGTACCACACCACAAGGCGCGATCCCGCGTGGGCATCCAATTCCTTTCATTCCATCAGACTCTTGTATCACCGATTCAGATTTGCATCCTGACAACCCGATGCCATACATCGATGATCAAGGGCCTATTGTAATAGATTGGCACAAACCCACGCGGCGTCCCGCCGTCCTTCAACGACAGCCCGGCAAACCACCACCTGCTACATTTGCTCTAAGAAAGTATAGCACAGTGGCTGGTGAGCCCAATGTCTCTCCTCCTCTCCGGGAGGTTGACCTCACAAGGGTCGACTTCTCAGATTACCTCCCTCCGAACTGGAAGGCACCAACCGATCCCCTCATGACAATAGAGGAGGCCTGCAACTCACTTGACTTTTCAAAGTCAGCAGGCTTCCCAGAATCATGTAGCGGTATTGGTCGGCGTCAACTAGTAATGTACGATGATGGCCGGATAAAACCAGCGTTTCGTGCACGGGTTGAATCGGTGATCTCTCTCCTTTCCACCAACATTCGTCCCGCAGTCGTCGTCGACACACTCAAAGATGAACTTCTGCCAAACGAAGATGTTGATGAAGGGAAAGCTCGCCTTTTCTGTGTCATGGAGCTTTCTTACGTGGTCATCGCGATCATGTACTTCAAACGCTCCTTTGATGCACTTACAACAACCCCATTCGAAACGCCGATAGCAATCGGCCTCAACGCCCACTCTTCGGACTGGACACTTCTCCACGCGCGTCTAGCGTCAAATGGTGTTGGAAACACCATCGCCTTCGACTTCAAAGGACACGAGTTCACTCTCCACCCTCGCCTTCCAGCTCGCTTTGCTGCGGCTTTTGACGAGTGGGTCCCTCTCGACGACGACCACACGCGCCTACGAACCAACTTGATCTTCTCTCTTCTGTTCGTCACACACCTTTTCGGATCAACGGTTTACTCCGTCCGTAAGGGCCAAGGTTCCGGCAGTCTCCTTACCTCAATGTACTCATCCTTTTGTACATATGTCGTCATGGCAGTCTGCTGGTACTACATTGTCGGACCAGATAAGAAATTCAAAGACTATGTCCAGGTTACAATCCAGGGAGATGATTTGTTAGCTACGGTACGTGACACCCCGATTTACACCCAAGTGTCTCTAGCCGCAGCTGCCAAGTTGCTCTTTGGAATGCATGCAACCTCCTTCGACAAGCGCCGAGATCTTACTCAATATGAAAATCTCTACGAGGTGGAATTCCTCAAGCGCTCGTTCCGGGTGGTCACTCCATTCCTGGTCCTCGCTCCTCTCCGCATCTCCGTTGTCTATGAGACGGCCATGTGTGAGAAAGAGCGTGCAACACGAGAGGACCTCCACAACACTCACCTCTCAGTCCTAAATGAGTGTGTACACCACGGTCACCAGATTTACGAGAAGTTGCGCAAGCTCTTTGTGCGCCATAATCAGGCGGCAAGGAACGGCTATACGTATCCAAGTCATGCTGACCAGTGGCTGAAGTTGTGCGAATCGCACAGCATCACCCATGTACAGTCTCCACAATAGTTCGGCCCCGTTTACAACGGGCACCCGGGTGTGTGCGGAGACGGTAGCACACACCAGGCAGAGATACCGCGGCTCACCGACTCCACCCGCGCAAAGATCTGCCAACTGTCTTGCCACGTGTTAAAGCTGTCACGTGGCATTTCTCTTACAGCTTACCGAAACCTCAACAACAAGCAACCTCGCAGAGCAGACTCTGTCTACTGAGATGACCCCTATCTCCTCCAGCACTATCAATGCCACTCTCCAAGATACTGGCCTTGTTACTGTTCAACTTGAAGCGGAACCCATGCTCAAGACAATTTACCCTCTTCCTGATCAGACCCCAACACAGATCTTGGAGAGGCTCTACGACCTCACGACGTTTTCGTGGGTTGTGGGCACGCCGATCAACAATGGCACCTACTGGAACCAGTTTGGCCCGTTCGCAACACTAGCATCTTTGTCATGGAATCCCTCACTCCTGGCAAAGTTCATGTATATGCGAGCTGATATGGAGATTCATTTTCGTATCAATACCAACCAGTTCTATTCTGGTGCATTAATGGTTAGTGTGTGGCCTGGTCCTCCTCCGACTGGTGCCCCCTATGCCCTCACCCAAATGGCACGTTCCTGGTGCCAACCCCTCATTCTCACTGCCCAATCCCAACCGGTGGGAGTGATCCACCTTCCATGGCTCCTTTCCCGCAAGTTTGAGAAGATAACAACTCTCGCTGCTGGCGGTATTGTCCCATGGACTGTGACGGTGGACATATGTGCTCCGCTGCGCGTGGCTTCTGCGACGGCTCCCTCAACCGTCCTAGTAACTGTGCAAGCCCGATTTTTACGTCCACAGCTCGTGTTCCCAACCTCAGCCTCAATGCGCTATGAAGTAGTCCCTCAAAGTGCATCCTCGGCAACGTCAATGATGACTCCATCCCCAATTGGACTCGCTACTGAAGTATTCTCTTCAAACGCTACGAAGGCCCCTCCTGCTGAAGCAGCAGCCCCCTCAGGCGATCGAAAGAAGAAAAAGGCCGCAACACAGACCCAGTCAATCTCGGGTGGTGGAGACTCAGCCAGTATGATGAAGCAGATGCAATCTCTTCTCGAAATGGCAGAAGTTCTCGCTATCCTTGACAAACCTGAAATTTCCGACCCCATTACTCGGGTTTACCCGACGGCGTCGGCCAATTGGTCAACATGCGACACAGCGACTCAATCATTCCCATTGACGCTTTACAACACGAGTTACCTCGACTCAAATCCAGATACCGTTCCTGGTGGAAAGGCTTGGACCTTCGCGGACATAGCGATGACTCCGTACTTACAGTCAGCCTTTGTCCTCAACGCAGGTAATACCTCACACCAGAACGATTTTCCAATCAGCCAAGGACCCCTTGGGTTTTGTATCTCAGCCCATCAGTACTGGCGAAGTTCGCTCAAAGTCAAGCTTTGTTTTTACTGCTCGTCGTTCATTTCGGCGAGGGTCCTTTTTATTTACGCTCCCTTCGGTGTTGTCCCTACGTTTCAACTAAACGACAACACAACGCGATTGATAGATGTCAAGGGCGACACCACGGTTGAGTTCACACTCCCTTATGTTGCGCCCCTCGACTGGCAAGTCTACAACCAGAATGTGGGATCGATGTTCTTTTCGCTCTACACACCTATCATGTCAGTTGATACAGCTACGGACGCTTCCATTGACGTGTGCATGTGGACTGCCGCAGGCCCCGATTGTCAGTTTTCCCAGCCAATAGGGACCGAGCAATTCGTATATGGTGATATCACAGGCCCAACACCAAGAACGGGCAAGATGAAAATCATCACGAAACAGAAGGTCCCCATACCTCGGGCAAAGCATCCAAACGGCTGCCAATGTCAACTCTGCACATCCGAGCCGCAGTGCGATATTCAAGCTGCGTTTCGGAAGGAGTTTCCTCCGATCGTTGAAGGGTGCGGATACATGACGGACAATCACTACGTCGTGTCGGAAAATACCGTTCACATAACGGACGTGCTTAAGCGGTTTACCACGTACACCCCTCCCGTCGGCACTAACTTGGTTTCAGATTTTGAGCCTGCACCGCAAACGCTTGCGTGCCAGCTCATATCGGCATTCCTTTTTACGCGCGGCGGCGTAAACTACAAAATCGTCAGCCCACAGTTGGTCTCTGACAACCGCTCACTCATAACCGTAAAGTTCAACACGGCGATGAGCGGATCTGAAGGCCCACTCTCAGCTACTGGCGGAGCCTTCATCCTCTCCGGCCAGCCTACCGATCAACTTGATGTCTCGGTACCATGGGGAGCAACGGTCCCCTATTACCAGAACTACTTGGTGAGCAACGTTCAGTCCTATACTGCAAAGCTCTACCAGCAGAATATGGCAGTCACTCCGCAGTACTACACCGCTGTGAGAGATGACTATGTTCTTGGGTGGCTCATACCACCCCTTCTCTTTGGCGGCGTACCTCAACGCAAGTCACTCCAGGCACCGGGCTCAGCCTCAATAGCCCAACCGTCCCTCGTTGTCCCTCGAGAGCTACGTTCTTCAACACAGCTCTTCACGGATGACGACTTAGTGTAAAAACACCAAATCATCCTGCCATAAATGTTTGAGCAGGGTGTAAACGCCCGCATCGGACAATCCCCGGACATAAACCCCACTTCCTCACCCGGGGAGTAACTTTGTGGAAACGCTCACATTCACAAACAC